AAGTCCTTGCGCTGCTGGTCAAAGTTTCGAGCGTAGGAACCGGCATTGAGCAACTGTTGCGCGTCGTTGTACTGAGCGTTTGCGTACTGCGGAGCAAGCTGCGCGGCCTGCAATGCGCGGTTGTTGCTGTCTTGATAGTCCTGGCCGTACATCTGTGCAGCGATGTCGCCCAACTGCTTGCCTGCTGCAACTTGCTGCTGTTGCTGGAGTTGCTGCAAGCCTGAGTTCCCGAAGCTGCCGGAGTTCACCATGGCCGATTCGGTCTGCGGTTTGGTCACGTTGTTCCATTGGGAAACAACCGACTCCTGCGCCCTGCCCACGGCTTTGTCAAGGTACGGGTTTGACTGCCCCGGCTGGAGCATGGTGTTGAGCGAATTGGTGCCGCTGTTGATCAACTGCGACCCAGATTGCGCGCGATTGGCGATCATGTTCAACCCGGCGTTCTCGGCACCTGTTGGGCCTGCAAAACGCTGTTGCCGGTAAGGCGTGAAGTTCTGGTTGCCGAGGTTGATGGCCTTGTTGGTGTACGCCGTTGCCAAAGGCTTGAGTTCGTTCGGGATTGACTGCACGGTTGTTGATTTGCCGCCGCTACCGCCACCGCCTCCACCGTAGACAATCCGCCCCGCTTCCTTGCGGGTGCAGTGCTCGCCAAACGGCTCGCCCAATGCGTAGAGTTTCGCGCGGGTGTAGTACGTCATACGTCAACCTCGACAGTTGTATATACAGGCTTGAAGCCGCATTTCATTCGGTACAGCCGGGCCTGCGCGTCCTTGCAGGAGCAGCGCACCTTTGAACAGCCGAGACGCTCGGCCATGTCCTTGAGTGCTTCAAAGAACCGCTCAAACCCGCCGTTGTGGGCCACCAGATCGGTGACGTGAAGAACCCGAAGGTTTGGCAACTGATCCACGCGGACACAGCCCCAACCCACCGTCTTGTCGCCTTCTCGCATGCAGATCAATGTGCGCTCGCCGCGAGACAGGATCATCTTCAGTTGATCGCCTGTGATCTCGCCGCCTGATTCGTTGCAGGCTTCAGCAAGACACGACGCCCCGTCCAGCCAAGCCCTGTCAATGCGCTCGGAAGGTACGTGGCAGAGTTCCATCAGTTACCTGTCAGTGCTCGACATTGCAGGAAGGTGCCGGGAGTGCCTGCGACGGTGCAGACCCAGCCAAGAATGACGTACTTCGACGACGCAGCCCCGAGTTCAGCAGGTGCGCTGTTGCGGATGAAGTCACCCACCGCAAACTTGCCCGCTGTTGGCGCTGCCGTGGCTGCGTTGTTGACGGCAGATACGGTGCCCTCTGCCAAGAGGTTGACTTGCGTGTTCGTCGCAACGAACAAATCTGTCAGCTTTCGCTCCATCAGCCTTGAATCAAGCGGGAAACGTGGTGACGTGTCGAGCCTCATCGCACCCCCGCTGGCCTCATGTCGGCGCGGACTGCTTGGCCTTTCCAGTCGCCTGTCAAATCCACTTGGAACCTGTGGAACCTCCCACGCTGACGCATGTTGTAGCGTCCGTCCAGCTTGGACGATGTCTGTTGTGTCGTCAGCGCCCCGCCTTCTTCGTCTCGCGTGAAACCTGTGGCGCTTGATGTTGTTGGCACCTGTGCATATCTCATTCGCACGTTGTCGCAGAAGGTGTAGCCCGACTCGTCGCCCATGTCACCCGTGGTGAACGAACTTGACGCTGTAACGCCAGACAGTGTCTGCACGGTGTTCGACGTGTTGAAGACGGCGGGGATTGATGAGCCGCTGATCCAGAATGCCGAATCAAACGAAATTGCAGGCCCGCTGTCGTATGTCGTAATCCCCAGGCCACCCGCATACGTCAACGACGCTGCGGAGTAATTCACTGCGGCTTGAATGGTTCGATTTGCCCTGCCCCACTGTTTCGTAAGGACGTGATACACCACGGCGCTGTCAATGGTGATTGATGCCGTTGAGCAGTAGTAAATCGTGACGGTGTTGCTTGCCTTGTCCCATGCCACGATGGTTTTGTATCGGTAGCTCGGGTTCATGTCGCGAAACAGCCAGTTCCGAAGCGCCGCAGTGTTCTCAAGCGGCCTGGGAGTCGTGCCGTCGAACAGGTACACGTTGTCCTCACCAACAAAGATGTGCCCGATCATCGTGTCTGCAATGGCTTCCTGTCCTACACAGCCCACATCGTTGGACAGTTGCCTGAAATCCCAGACCACTGGCGAGCCAGCGTACCGCCCGACAAATACGGAACGTGCCTTGTAAGCCACCACATCGTCACCAAAGCGCCGGGCGGCGGTGAGTGGGCCTGCGCCCCCAATCAGCCTGCCCGTGGTCGCTTGCGTTGCTATAGAAGGCGTCCAGCTTGTTTCATCGTTCAGCGCAGAACACGCCCATTGATCGGAACTGGTGTTCGTGTTGAACGCAATCGCAAACCCCAGCACGCTGACAAGGTGCTTTGCTTGTGGAGCGGTGGCAACGTCAGCAAATGCCGCGCCTGTGCTTCGCTGAATGACGCATGTCGGAGACGCTGCGAGTACGGAGTTCCCGTATGGAACGAACACCCAACGGTCGTCAGAACCCGCCGAGTAACTTGCGCCGCGTGAGCGGTCGTTCCATGTCGTGCCGTCCCACTCGTAAATCTTTGTGGCCGTGCCCGCAAAGAACCTGCGCGAATCAGACAGGTTGTTTGTAATGGCCGAGCCGATACAAGCCGCCGCCAAAGCCGACACCCCAGGCGACACAGCAGCCGGTGCGCTGCGCATGCCCGATTCGTAGGGAATCGTCATCGTGCAATCGGTGAGCACTCCCGGCGTCGCCGGGTCAAGGTCTGGGGCAAAGCCGATCAGCGGAATCACAGCGACCGCACCCTCATTGCGGAACCAGAGCGAACTGACGCATCGTCTGTGTTCATGAACTCTGCCACCGCCTGCCTGTATCGAGCGTCGTAAGCCTGCCCCTTGTCCAAATCCATCAGGTACGAACAGCCCTCGACGATGCAGGCATTGAGATACAGGCTGGGGTGCGCCGTGAGAAGCCAGTTCGTTGTGGTTGACGCAATGTCAAGGCGCTGGTAGTAGTCCATCAACACCGAATAGGCAGCGTCGGGCGTCGGGCCGAATTGGATTGTGTTTCCGAGGAAGCAGTACACCACCGGCTTGCCCGTGAATTCACCTGCCGGAAATCGTCTGTCCATGATCTCCGGCGTGATGACAGACATGGCCCCCGGAGGGTTGGTGCCCACCAAGGTGATGTTTTCTGCTTCCAAAAAATCGTTCGGCAGGGTCACCGATTGCACGTTCGCTGTCGTTGTCAAGGTGGTGTTGACAACTTGACGGCGGGCGCGGATGTCGCGTGAGATGCGCTCTTCCGCAAGCGTGATGAAATCAGGAATGACTGACGTCAGGTCGCTGCGATTGAGCCAAGTCGCAATGGCTGTTTGCAGGTTGCTGTACGTTGAGATAGCCATGAGTCAATCCTTGGTAAAGATCACAACTGACCTTTCCAGATGCGGAAATCAGACCGCACCGGGTCCATCAAGAATCGCCTGATGTGGTCTTGGCTGCCGCAGAATTCGCTGAACAAAATGTTGTTGTCGTTCAGGTACTTCTCAATTTCCACTGAGCCAAAACGCCCCGCATGACGCATGTCTGCCGAGCCAAACAGCCCCGCGTTGTGTCTGGCCTTGGCGTCTTCTGCAATCGGCGTCTGATCTTGCGTCGATCCCGTGTACAAAGTGCCGTCTTCAAGCGCAATGGTGGTGACCATGTCGCCTGTTTGGATGTCCTGGCGCATCAGCTTGATTCCAGCGGCACGACGTTGAATCGGCCCGCACCGCCCGCGCCTTGAATGCCTGCGATGTGCGTGATGCCCTTTGGCACCTGAAGAACCACCGAGTCGGCAGGCTGCACCAGGGCGTCGTTGGTGGTAGCTGCAACCGCAGCCAGTCCGAGTTTGACAAACGTCTCGTTTGACGATGTGACGCGGATGAAATTGGGTTTATTTCCCGAAGAATCGTTGGGGATCGCTACCGCCGCAGATGTGCCGCTGGTTGCTTGCGTCACCCCAACTGCCGTGATGGTGAAAAACCCACCGCCGAATGTTTGTGCCATGAAAACTCCAGCGCCTCTCAGCGTTAAGAGACGAAAAAAAGCCCACCGAAGTGGGCTGAGAAGATGCCTGATTGATCAGGCTGGCGACAGATGCACCGTGATCGAGCCGACAGCCGATGTGGCCGTGCCCGTCAGGTCATAGCTCAGAGCATCGCCCGGTGCCAGCAGCAGGTCGCTTGCGGTTGTCGACAAAGTCAGCGACTGGTTGGCGTTGGCCGTGCCGACAATGTTGAACGAACCAGAGTGCAGCGCCGTGCCCGAAGCCGGAGCGGTAGCCGTTGGCGTCTTGCGAATCTGAACGGTGCAGGCACCACCCGTTCCCGCCACATCAACGCGGCCACGAATGGCTTTGACGACGTATGCCCGATCAGCCACGAAAAACGTGCTGTCGGCTGTGGTTGCCACATAGTTGACAGTGACAGGCACCCAGCCGCGGCCCGATGGATTGGTGAGCGAACTCAGCCCAACCAAGTCCATAGAAGAATCAGGATTTTGAGAAATGTCTACGGACATGATGTCCTCCTTCAAGGAGACAGGGGCCGAAGCCCCCGTCAGGGTTTACAGGATGTCGTAGATCGCGCCGTGAGCCTTTGGAGCGCGGCAC